GTCCTTCCCCTCCTAACGCTCAAACACGGACCCCCCCCGGTGCAAATGGCGTTTTTGCGCTAAAAATGGCACTGGTAAGGAAGTTCTATAGAAGTTTCTTACGCGCGATCAGGTCGCGCATCGTCTTCCGGTCATGGCATGGCCCGCACAACGGTTGCAGGTTCTCGCGCGCGTTGTCCCCGCCATCGCGCAAGGGCACGATGTGATCAACCTCCACTGCAGGCACAGGCACGCCCCGCGCCAAGCAATGGCGGCACAACGGTTCGGCGTTCAAGATCACCAGCCGCAGTTTGCGCCACGCTGCACCATAGCCACGCTGGCTCGCCGTGCCGCGCTTCTCGTCGTGGCGCTGCTGGGCATTCACCCAGGCGCGCGGCGCGCCTGCCTTACCCGCGTTGATCCGCAGGCGGGGCGGGAAGCGGCGCGGCTCTGTCACGCGTCCACCTTGCGGTAACCCGCTCGCCACAGGGCGCGCGCTATGGCGCTCGCCGTGGCCTCCACGGCCGCCTCATCCAGCTCCGGCCGTGCAGCGTGTAGGCACTCATGCACCAGCACATCGAGCGCCCGCTGGCCGCGCAGGGCGCGCCGCACCTGAATCAGCGGGTGGCGGCCAGCAGGTAGCCAACATCGCCCCCAATCAGCGCCCATCACGCGCGCGGGTTCAAACCGCACGCGCCACAAGCGCCCGGCGATGCGGGTACGAAACTCATCGCCCTTCACGGCATTACCTCCAGCCGCGCTTCCCAATTCCGGCCTCGCCTGCGGCTCATCGGCTCGCCCACATCAATCACGATGATGGCGCTTCCCCATTGCGATGTGTCGCGGCGGCTCATCCACCCAGGCTGAAGCGGGCCACAGGTGCCCGCGTTCGCGTACCAGTAGGGGAGCGGGATGGACCGGGTGCGCCTGCATTGGGTTGGCGGTACGGGCCGGTGGGTGTGCCCGCGGATGAACAGCCGGTGCGGGGCTCCGCCGGTGGCGTTGAAGAATTGCAACGCCTCAAGTTCGTCGCTGTTCTGCCCAACATCGAAACCGTGGGTGGCCACAATCGGGCCCAGTTCAAGGCAGCCGCGGCGGTCTTTCCGGTACGGTGTCCAATGCCAGCGCCTCGCCTCGGTTGCAAACGGTTCCGCGTGCATGAAGTCCGCTACGGCCCGCAACGCACGCGGGATGCGGCGGGGGTCTTGGCTCCGTAGGTTGTCATCGTGATTGCCCTCGGTGATATGGCAACGCGCTTTGCGCGGCAACACCTCGCGGATCGACTTCAGGAACGCGGCCGCGTGCCGATATTCGTCTAGCAGCGAATGCCCGGCCTCGTCGGGGTGGACGCTCGCGGCGCTCGCTTCGAAGACATCGCCCAGGTGAACGAAATGGGTGATCCCCTTCAAATCGGCAAGTGTTTTGAGTAGCCAATGGTGCGTAGCCATTGGGGTGTGCGGTGAATGGGTGCAGCTAATCGCCGCAACCCTCACGGTTCGGGCTCCGGATCGGCCTGCATCGGCGGGCGCTCGGCGATCATGGCGAGCAATCGGCGCGCGAACTCCGGCGCATCGCTGGGGCGCAGCATGATGGCCCATTCGGTGTCACCGTCCTGGCGCATCATTACGAATGGCGTGCAGCCGGGTTTCGAATCGCGCTCGGCTTGCTCAAGGAACTTCAAAGCGCCGATGGCCGCGTATCGCTTCACTTCGCAATGCAGGCCCGGCAGGCCTAGCAAATCGGCATCACCGGCGGCACCGCAGAATTGTTGCGCTCGGCGCGCCTCGGACGCGTTCCAATGCAATTGCAGCACCGCCGCAGCTTCGCGCTCGCCTGCCTTGCCTTTTTGCCGTGAATGCCTGCCCATGCAAATCATCCTCCCATGATTTTTCACGCGGGATGGAAATACGCTGCGCCACCATCATCGCGGTAACGCATCCGACCGCTGTACCACCACACCCCGGCTTTGTCGGGGATGTAGATCGCCTCGGTGTAGACATCGCGCCCGATGTTCGATGGAAGTTCCTCGCAGCACACGCCCATGACCACAGGAACCCGGATTTCCAACTCCGTGCGATCAACCTGCACTCGGTCACCGTCGCACGGCCCCCACCGCAGCTGGACTTCCTCCATGCCCGGCATTATCCCCGAACCGCATTCGTTGCCACTCATTTCATCGCCTCGCGGAACTTCGCCCGCAGGTGCATGGCGTGCGCCTTGCGAAATATCGCGGCAACCAAGCGCGCGAACTCGCGCACCTCGTCAGGGTCGGGTGGCCGCCGGTGCAGGCTTCGCGTGGCGGTTTGGATGTCATCGATGCCCAGGGCAATGGCGGCGGTCGATGGTTCGACTTTGCACACCAGCACGATCACGGCCAGCGCCGTGATGCGCTCGCGCTGGTGGCGGCGCAGGTGATCCCGGTATGCGGCCATCGACGCATCGTTCCCGTACCCAAACTCAAGGGACGCAAGCGCCATCACCACCTGCCACGGTTGGGCGCTTGCGGCTCCCATTTATGCATATTCCTCGTTATTCCGATAACTGATCCGATAGGGCGGGGTTGTTTTTTTCTTTTTTCTCTCTCCCTTTAGGGGAGAGAAAAAGGAAAAAAAACAGCCCTGCCGCGCTAATTCGGGCATTTCAAATTGGGCCAAAAACCTAATTAGTATCGGACTTTCCCTCATGGTGTTACATGCTGTTACATGGCCTCGATTGAATTATTCACGGCGGCGCTTCCGGTATCTAGAACTTTATCTTCCACTTTCCGCCTCACCCAAACCACGCCCTTCGTGCTGCCCTGCTTCTCAATCAACCCGCTACCCAGCGCCAAGGTGCGGAGGCTCTCGGCGCGGCCCTTGGTCAGCTTCATGGCTTCGGCCGTGGCCCGCAGTTCGGCACCGCTCATGGCCTCACGCGGCACCCACACCGTGGCCCCGTTCGGCTGTTGCGTTTCAACCCTGAAACACTCTTCGACATACCGCTGGGCGCTCCACCCATCGTCTTCAGCGTCCTTTTTGCCCGGTTTGGCCAAATCCTTTGGATCAAGGTGCGGGGCCATGTGAAACAAGGGATACGCCCACCGCAGCACGCGCGGTTCGATTGGGGCGAACGAACGCACCGCCGCATCCAACACCACATGCCCTTCCTCGCGGTGGTGGCGCAGGATCAAGTGGCTATCCGCCGCTCGGCTCATCGATCCGGCACCAGCGCCCACATCGGTCACGCCCTTCCCGGCCTGATCGCCCTTGCTGGTGTGGTGGATCATCACGAACGCGCAATCCAGCGTCCGGGCCCACTTATCCACTTGGTTGTAGATGCGCGCCATGCTCCCGTTATCGTTTTCGTCCGTGCGCGCCGGAAGGAATCGATAGAACGCGTCGAGGATCACCACGGTGTATTGCCCAGCCGCGCAATGGTCGAACAGGCGCGCGCCCAGCCCGTCGAAATCCACGAGGTCACCGCGCAAGTTCAGGATGTCCAGCCGGTCCGCCAGCGACTCAAACGGGATGCCCTGCGCGGCGCACAGCTTCGGGATGCGATCCGCGCTCGTTTCGGGGTGCAATTCGTTATCCACGATCAGGACTCGGCCCGCCTGCGGGATTTTGAAACCCATCCACGGCTCGCCCCTGGCAACGCACAGCGCCATTTGGTTTACCATGAACGATTTGCCCATCTTGGGGCTGCTGATCAGGTTCAAAGTTTCGCCCGTCCGCAGCAGCCCTTCAATAACCGGCCGCCGCAACTCCGGGCACCTCGCCACAAGCGCGCAAATGGGCACAGGCTGCAACCGCGCTACCGGGGCTGCCGGCGGGGGCTCCACGGCCTGAACCGCCTCTGCGGGCCCGCTTATGGCCTTCCGCTCGGCCGCAAACGCGTTTGGTATCTGCCGCTGGTTCAGGTCGATCAGGTCATCGGCGGTGAGCCCTAGCGTGGCCGCCCGCGCCATGATCCGCGGCCCGGCCTCGGCGATGCTCCACCCGCGCGCCTTCATGTCACAGGCAACCGTGAACACGGTGGTGCGCCTGCCCTGGCGCATCACGAAACCTTCCTCGAGGAACCGCCTAGAAAGGTCGGAGAGCGATCCGGCCGCCGGTGCGGCCGCCGGGGGCACCATGACCGTGCCGGGCTCCTGCGGGGCGGGGAACTCGTCAAGCGTCCATATATGATCCGCTTCGCTCTCATGCACCACGCATAACGGTTGCTCGGGGTACTTCCAGTTGTGGAACCCAGGCACCCTCATTACCCGAGGGGCATCGGTCACGCTTGAATCCGAACCCAGCCGGTGGGCGAGCGCCTTTTGGTAGCGCGTCCACTCGGCCAAATCCGTCATGGGTTCCGCCAGCCGCCACCACGCATGGATGCCGCCGCCCGTCTTCACCACCACCGTGGGTTCGGGAATGTTGGCCTCACGCCACGCCATGCGGGCTTGCTCAACCGTGGTGCCGCCATCGAAATCGGCGAACAAGCAACGGGCCAACGCCACATCGGTGGCCTTCCCGCCGCGCCCGCTCCGCGGGTTGGCCCCGAAGTACACATGCCGATCCTTCGCCACCGTCGCAACAAGCTGCGCGATCACGCGCGACGCTTTCGCCTGGGGAACCCAGTCGCGCACCCCTCCGGGCCCGCCGATGGTGCGGAACTCGATCAGGTCATTCGCTTCGAAGATCAGCCCCAACAGTTGGTACGCGGATTCAATCGCGGCCGCGGCGGCATCGGTGGTGGTCACTTGGAATCCTTGAAGCAGTCCCAGCAGTCCCAGCACAGACGCGCCATTTCATTTGCACTCATCATTCGTTTGCGTGGATGCAGCACTCTGCATAACTGCCGTTTCAGTTCGTCGCGCTCACCACGCAATTCCTTCACCTGCTGACGAAGTTCCATGGTGTGTTGCGCCTCCATCGTGCAGCGGTTGTAGAGCCGCACAATCATTTCAGCCGCGAGCCTGCGCTGGTGGTTAGCCATTTCCCCCATGCCCTGCCACGGCTCCGCTAATTGCTTGGCGAACGCCATCGTGGTTTCCCACTCAAACGCTTCAACACTTGCCGGATCATCGCTCATTGCGCACCCCGCTTTCCCGGCGCTCTAGATAATCGTTCCGCTTCCTGAAATCCTCGCACCGCTCGCGCAGGTAATCGGCGCGCTCCTCCCACACCTTCGCTTGCTCGCGCAGGGTCGCAATCGCCGCGATGGCGCGGGCAATCAACCCGTGCGGCTTCGTGCATAGGCGCTGCAAATCGCGCAACAGCGCGTCATACGGTTCCATTTTCAGCCTTTCGAAACGCGTGCATGGGTTGCAGGTCGCGCCACGGCACCCAGTATTCGGGCTTGCCGTAGTAGGTCTGCACATACCGTTCGTTCATGGCATCGCTGCCCAGCATCCACCCGGCCAGGCGCACTTGCTGATAGTCGCGCAGTAGGGCGGTAATCGCCAGCACATAACGCCGCGCTGCATGGTCGCGCTGGCGCACGCATAGGTGCCCATTCATCCACCCCGTGGATCGCACCTCAATGTCGGGCTCGACATCCACCGCATCTTTCACATACTGCACAGACGGTTGGTAGCCCTCAATCCCAAGCCACTTGGCCATCGCCAGTTCAGACGCGGCCCCGCCCAGCTCATGCGCGTGTCGCTCATGCGGTGCGCGTTGCATGAGGCACGCATGGTTCAGCCCATGCGCGGCCCCGAACGCCATCCGCGCCTCGGCCGCGCGCTGGCATAGTTCTATTTCCGCTTCGGTAAGTATCACAGTAACCATCGGCATCCTTGCCGCGGATCGAATCCGCTACAGATGTTGATAAGTGTCCCCCCCATTAGCCAGGGCGGCGAGAACTCAACCGCCCCGGCCATTCCGGGGGATCAGAAGGGGATTTCGTCGGTGCCGGGCGCAACTGCCTTGCGCCCAGGCTTGGCCGCGGTTGCCGTGCTGCGCTGCTGGGTTGGGCGGATGAAATCGCCCGCCTTCGCGCGCCCGTTCTGCGAATGATACACGCGCAGCAGAATTTCACGCCCCTCAAGGTTCGACTCTTCAAACCGCTTGGTGGCAGTATCGATGTGCGGCAACATGCACGCGTCCAGCAATTCGTTCAGGCGCATGATGCGCGTCACCGCGATGTCTTCGAACACCTTATACCGCTGCCCGCCGGTTTCGATGTCAAACCACAGGGTGACCACCAGCCCGCGCGGATTGTCGGGGGTCTTCATGTTCTCAAACGGGCTTTCGCGCCCTTCCGCCTTGCTGATCATGGCGGTGTAGGTGCCCTCGGGGCACGGCCCGCTGCCGCTCCCGCCCTTGCGGGCCTTATCTTCGCTGCTTCCGTGAATGAGATCGATCATTGCTCCGAACCTTTCTCCAAGCGGTCTGCTTGGCGCTGCAATTCTGCGTAAATCAGTCCATCCACTTCGGATGGCTCTGTGCCTAGATCAATAGTTTTCCGCGCTGCCCTGATTGCCTGCTTCGCGCTCCACCGAATACCAACCGCCTTAGCCTTCGCCTCTATCGCCTCGGCGAGTTGCTGGATTCGATCCGGTGCGGCGCTCGGTGGCGGTGGCTGCTCCACCACCGCCACCGACGCGCTGGGGAGCGTGACCGTCGTACGCTCCCCGGATTGGATTAGGCGGGCATTCAACGCCTCTAGTGCGGCATCGGCAACCACGGTTGTAGTTGCTACTAATTCCTCATCGCCTTCGGTCGCACCGCTGAACCCGAAAGCGGCCTTCAGGCAATGCGCTTCGGCGCGGGTTCGCAGCATGTGCAGCGGCTGGGTGCGCCAGTTCGGGCTTGATCCCTTGAACTCCGAAAGCCAGCAAGTGAACTCAAATTCCCCGCCTTCCGTGGTGGTTACCTTGAATGTGCAGGAATCAACACTTCCGGTTGCATCTCTGTGATAAATACACAGCCCGGACTTGTAGCGCCCCGATTCGCGGGCCAACCTGCGCCACCCGTCGATGGACACATACAGGCACAAGCGGCCACCGAAGGCAAGCGGGTATACCTCTTTCCGAAGCGGATCGAGTCCGTAGGTCTTCATCATGGCGGCCAGCGCCATGCGATCAACCTGGCTTGCGTTGCGGGGCATGACCTGTTCAATCACGCGTTCGATGTGCACGGCGTTGGGAACGGTTGCTAGGTCGGTCATTGATAAATCCTCCCGGACTTGCATTGCTTTCCATACGCTGCGCACACAACGGAAACCTCTTCGAACAAATCAAGCCAGGTGAAAAGTTGAGCGGAAACATTCTTCCGCAACTTTGCATGCTCTGATGCGCTTGCGATGACATTCACAATTTCACACCTAGCGGAATCGGCCAAGTGACGGATGGACTCAAACTGCTCTGAATCGTGTTCAACACACTTTTTCTTCTCTGCCTTGGTCATCGTGTCAAGCCTTCCTCAAGTTGGCGGCGCGCCCAGTTGGCAAGCCCGATCCGCTCGATGCGGTCGGGGTAGCCCGGCCATCGGTCTGTTTCGCGGCACACCTTGTAGTCCGCGATCAGCCGCCGCATGTCCGCTTCGAAATAGTCCATGTCCGAATCGTCCATTGCGTACACGGCCACGCCGTGGGGCGCAGCGTTCTCAACGCACAGGAATGCGAATCCGGTCACATTGAGCCCGGCAATGCGAGCCACGCGCCGATAGAACGCGGCCTGCAACCCGTAGCCAAGGTTCCACAGGGCGGACTTGAACCCCGGATAGGACGCGTCGCGGCAGGTCTTCAGATCAATCACCCAGCCGGTGGCGGGGTCATAGCCATCTAGCCTCGCCTTGAGCTGCGTACCTGTTTGCGGGTCTTCAGCAAATACGGAAACCTCGCGCTGGGTAGCCATCTCGAGCATGGCCCGGCACGCGTTCGACATCCGAACCGCCTCCACCATGCCATCGACAGCCTCGCCCTGGTCAGAATCCAAAATCAGTTTGTGACCGTGCAGCACTTCGAAGGCGCGAAACTGGGCTTTGCCTGCGGTGGTGCGGCGGTCGCACCTTGGCGCTACCGCGATTTCGTCTTCGTACGAATCGGGGGTAAGGATCGCGGTATGCACCGCGGTTCCCAGGTTCATGGCATCGTTGCTCTCGCCTGCGTGCATTTGATGCCAGGCGTGCAGCGGGGACTTGGCAAGCATGGCCTTCATAAAGGTTGATGACAGCGCCGGAACCGCGTGATAGGCGGGGTTCGGGATGTTGTGGAACACGCCAGGTGTGAATTGGACAGCCATTAGTTGCCCTCCGTGAATCGGCTCTTGATGCGGCCCCACAGTTTTGACGGGCGGCCCCACGCGACATCCTCGGCGTGCATCTCGCGCGCGTAATCGCCCTGGCCCGTAATCACCAACGGGACGCGTTCGGCTGCCGGGCGCTTGCCCTCGAGGATCAGTTCGCACACGCGCAAAATTTGGTTTGCCCGGTCGGGAAAACTCCACAGTTCGAGGGACTCGAGCGCGCGCCGAATATCGCCCGCGTGCGCGTTCGCCACCAATTCGATCACGGTGGCCTCGCGGGTATCGCCCAACGCAGCGAAGTGTTGGATCGCAATCCCGATGTCTTCGTGTGCCTTGCCGCTTGTGGTCAGACGCGCAATCTTTTCGCTTCGATTCATGCCGCAACCTCCGGCACAGCGGCCCCCGCCCAACGATGCATCCAAAACGCAGCGCGCTCGTTCGTGGGCGGGGGCCGTAGTGCCTGAAATGGTGTATGCGCTGCGAGCCATCGGATGCGCGAGCAATGTTGCACAATCCGCGCGCGCTGTCAAGCCCACTATTCGCCGCTGTTTTTGGCCCAAATGCGCTTGGCGGTATCCACCACGCTGCTGGCCACGCCGGTGATGGCCTCGGCCACGGTGCCCAGGCTTGCGCCTGTGCCCTCTACGGGCTGCCACTTGCCCAGCGGGCAAGTAGCCCCGGCGATGGTCAGTTTCACCGACAGCGCCGCGCGGCGATTGGAACCGCACCCGCACTTGGTACACCATCCGATCCCGCCGGGATCGGTAGCGCCCTCCACCACCTCTGCTCGGCCTTCGCACGCCCGACAAATAGACGCACGCTCAGCCTGCACTTGGACGCTCGCCGGGCCTTGGGTAGCGTGCTTGCGCTCCGCAGCTAGATACGCCGCGGCGCGCGATGCGAAGCCATAGTTCACAGTCTCACCGATGGCCATCGGACGCTCGCCCTTGACCACGCGGTGCGGGCATTGATTGCACACGCCCGTGCTGGGGCGGCCGCCGTAGTGGCCAGCGGCGCAGCAGCCGCCGCCGCGCACGCCGCAGTTGCTCCAATGGTCGCAGTCGATCATGAAAGTACGAAGGTCATTCCGTCGATGGAATAACTACCTAATGGATTGGTTCCGGTTTGACTTGCGTATTGAAGGTTCGATCCAGAGCCTGAATTGGTACATACATCATCTAAAAAACAGTAGGGATCGAATGAAAGACTGCATGTATTGCCAAACACATAGGTATTGCTCAATTGTTCGCATGAACATGGAGCGCAATCCTCTGCAACAGCAGTTGCGTATGTGCTGATATACAGCCGCCAAGTAACAACCCCACCCGCTTCAACTGAACACCGTAGACAAACCGACGCAAAAAGTTTGTGCGCTAGGCATTCCGGAACACCATGGCAAATGCTGAGTTTGTCGAAGGTTGCAAGGTCGCACGCAACCCCACGATAGATTTGCCCGCCTGCGTCATCACATGCTTTTGTAAGGATGCAACTACCGGAAACGGTAAATGCACACGGGCCATCGCATCCACACCCAAGGCAGTAGTCCGTTGCGGTTCCGCTGATCGATACCGAAATGGTGGATGGCAATCCGGCGCACGCTGGACATGCACCGCAGCAGCACCCCGCCTGCATCATGCTCACGGGTTAGCCCTTGGTTCCGCGAATCCATCCGGCGATGGTGCCCAGCGGCACAAGGTGCCCGGCGATGTAGCCAATGGCGAGGCAGGCGAACGCGGCCCAGGTCGAACCGATCAGGGATTCAGCGGTGGCAAGGTGGTGCATGGTTTGGGTTCCTCGGTGCGCTTCCACGCGGCTTCCCACACGGGATCGCTCGCGCGCTTTGCTGCAATGTATTCCCGGATCGTGGCGGGGTTGGAAGTTTCCATCACATCACGGGCCAATGCCGCATCGCGCAGGCTCGGCCGCGGAATCCAACCCAATGCCACCCGGATGGCTGCGCCTATTCCCGTCTGCCACAGGATGGCCGCCACGGCCACGAGGGCGGCCGCTGCTGCGATCCAACCCAGCAACGCGGCCCACCACGGGGTTTGATCCTCCACGCCCGGTAGCGCCTTGTGGATGGCTCCGGCGGCCGCCTCGATGCGCTGGGCTTCGATCACGATGGCAGCCGCATCGGTCACCACCTCGGGTTGGGTGGAAACGCTCCCAATGTGGGTAGCCAGCCTGGCGATGGTTCCGGCGCGCTCCTGCGCTTCCGATGCGGAAACCGCGATGGCGCGGCTTGGGCTGCACGCGGCGCAGGCGATCAGAAGCAGGAACACCATGCAGCGGATCACCGGCGGCCCTCCAGCCGGTCAAGGCGCACCGCGATACTGGTCAGGGCTTCGCCATGCTTTGAATCGTTCGCGGCACCCAATACTTGGCTCTTCACCAAATCGCCCACGATGGCGCGCAGCTCGGTCAGGTCGCGGTCTTGGCGCTCCAAAATCGCATCTTTGCGGCCCATCGTTTGGAAGATTCCGCCCACGCCAACCACTAGCACCACCAGTTGCACCACGCTGATCACCGTTCCAAGCGTGGTGGGCTGCTGCTGGCGCGGGCCGATGGAGGGAATTGGGCTCATGCGCAGGTTCCATCCACCGCGTTTGGCACGCTGAAGAAAAATAGGTTCTCGCCAGTCGCGCGCGCGGTGGCATACATCATCACCACGGTGTTATTCGCAATGGCCTTGAAACTGAACCCGGCGGGGATGTTGGCGGTGGTGATGCCAGGGCCAAGCGTGGTGGTAGCGCCGATCATCTGCGGCCCCTCGCACCCATTGATGGCCTTCCCCTTGGTGGCGATCAGGGAAGACTTGCGGCGGTAGGTGTCGCTGGTGTTGTAGGTGCCCGTGGTGGAGACGCTCACTTCCTCCCAATCATATTCCCACGCAACTGGCTGCGCGGCGGTGCCGCCAATCGTCGCGGTTTTACCGCTGATGGCCGTGCTGCCCGTTATGCGCGCCATGAACACCACAACCGGCGGCGGCGGTGCCTTTGGCCCGCGCTGCGCCTCCCCGTTGATGCGGTTGATAGTGTCCGCAATGGTGCGAACTTGGTTCGGTGACCATGGGCCAACATTCCCGCGGGTAACGCCGTTGACGAACATCAGATGCCCGTAATGCCGATGCCGCTAAAGGCGCTCGTGGTTGGGAACGGTTGCCGGAAGAACACACACAACGCGTTGCTCACCTCTCCATCCGGCACGGTGGTTGGCGCGCTGCCGCAGGAATCGGTTTTCTTGCCCTTGATCACCTGCCCATCGGGGCCCCTTTTTGCGATCTGCCGCAGGTGGTAGCCGTTGTCATAGACAAATGAGTAGACGATTTCATAGGTGGCCGCGCCCACTCGCGTGATGCTGCAACCCGTAAACAGCAGCGTGTCAGTCGGGAATGAGTAAGGGCCAATCGTAAAGCTGGCGCTGTTCCGGTTGTTGATGAATCCAACCGGCGGTGTGGGCCGCCCAGCAACCACATTACGAACGGTTACCTTTGCAACATTGTTGAAATAGGTGATGGGCTCGCCGCCGCTATCAACCTTGGTGCCGCCGATATCGGTATCTGCTGGGGTGGACTTATTCGCGGGTGCGGTTGCGCCAACCCGGAACACATCTACGCCCTCGCCGCTCAAACTGTATTCAATGGCTGTAAAACCAACCTCGCGCTCCACCTTGTTATCCGTGGTGGTGGTGCCATTGTCCGCGGTCTGTGAATCGAACGCCACCGTGGCCTGCCACACATAGCCGCCATCATCAACCATTGCCAGCGAGAAGCTGGGTTGCGTCACGCGGCCCGAAAAAAATGAACCCTGATCGGTGATTGCGCCACCGCTGCCGCCGTATTCGGTCGGGAACAGTTTCGCAATTACGGTGGCGCTGCCGAGGATGTCGCTGGCGGTGAGCGCCTGCGCGGCCGCCTCGGTGATCACATATTGCGCGCTGCCGCTCCACTTGCCGCGCTCAAAGTTGATGGTGGTTCCACCGGCGCGCTGGGCAATGTTGACGGTGATCGGCATTTACACGGCTCCCGTTGCTGCTGCGAGTTTCGCCAGGTGCGTGGCGCTGGCCGCCGTGGCCTTGGCGGTGGCCTCTGCGGGCTTCGCCAGTTTATCTAGCCCGCTCGTGGTGCCTGCCATTTTCACGCTGCCCACGGCGCTTTGAATGCTTTCGATGTTTGATACCGCGGTAGTCTTGGATGCACCGGCTTCGGCTGCCTTCAGTTTCTCATTCAACGCGCGCGCGTTCTCTTGCTCCTGCGCGTCAAGGCCCAGCCGATCCATCTTCTTTTGGAACAACTGATCCTCGGTCATCGTGCGCTCGTCTAGCGCGTCCTGCAAATCATCCATGAAGTTCATCACGGACTCTTCGCGGCGCTCCTCGGCGGCGGCGCGCATCTCGGCTCGCTTCTCCGCATCCGCCTGCGCGCGCTCCTGCGCCTTCGCCGCTTCCTCTGCAATGCGTGCGCGTTCCTTCTCGGCCTCGGCCGCTTGATCGGCAAGCATCTTCTCACGCTCTTGGCGCTTGATCGCTTCATCCTGCGCGGCGTTGGTGGCTTCAAACGCGGCGCGCAGCTTGTCGCGTGCTGCGACGATCTGCGGCCCGGTTGCGCCTTCCTTCACCATCTGATCGTTCAATTGCTTCTCAAGTTCGGCAAGGCGCTGCGCTCGCTCAACGCGGGTGCGCTGTTCGTCGCTCACCGCGGCTGCTAGTTCGCGCTGCTTCTCAAGATCGGCAACCATCTTCGAACCCACGGCAAGCATCCGCTCATTTCGCGCGGCATCGTCGCGGCTCGCTTGCTGCCGCGCTTCCTGATTCCCGCTCGCGTCGCTTGTCAACCCGATGGCATCGGTGGCAGCACCCAATCCCTGCCCAATCCACTTGCCCAGAGTGCCAGCAACGGGGATGCTTTCAAGGGTTTTGGCCAATCCATCTCCAATGGCGTATGCGATGTTCGCGCCCGCATTGTTGAAGATTGGATTCTTCAAAGTTTCATCGATGGACTTCAGCAGCGTATCGGCGAGCTGAATTCCAAGAAACCCGCTCACCGCCTTTCCCATCGACCGGCTCCAAGACTTCATGCCCTTGGAAATGGCCGCCTCAATACCGCTCACGCTGTTGCTAGTGGCGGCTTCAACCTTCTTCCACCCGGCGATGTACTGATCGGATTCAAGCGTGATACGGGTTTTGAACGCTGCGACATTACCCATTGCGCTTTCCTCCAAACATGGCGCGCAACTGCTTTACCGCATCGCCAGGCGCGCCCTTGGGCTTCTCTTCGTAGGGCATGAAATCGGCAACCTTGAATGGCGTGCCGCTGGTGCGGTGGCAGTTGGCCACCGTGCTGGCGATGATCGCGGAACGCAGATCGGCGCGCGTATCACCGAATGGCTGGATGGCGTTGTAGGCGATCCACTCGGTTAGTTCGCGGCTCGACATGGTTTCCTCTAGTTCCGCAACTGTGCGGCCCAACGCAAGCGCCAACTGAAACATGAACCTGCGTAGCGGCCGCTCAATCAGTTTTTTTCGATGGCTTCCTTATCCTTCGCACCCATGCCCGAAAGCCGCGTTGCGATGTCATACAGTTCATCGATCACCGATGCGGGCATCTCTCCGATGGCTTCGATATCGGTGGCAGCGAACATCGGGTGTTCACCGTCATAGGCGCACATGGCCACGAGGCTGGCCCGGATGTTGGAAAGGGTCTTGCCCTTTGCGCTGTAGATGCGCTGTTCCCACTCGTCGCGCTTTGCGGCGGTTAGCCCGCGCATCATCACAATTCCCACTCCGGGCACCGTCACCTCTTCCGAAGGGATGGTGGCCCGGAGGGCGAGAAACTTGGCTTTCAGGTCGCTCACGGTTTAGTCCACATCCATGAAGGCAACGCTTCCGGAAATCTTGATGCTGATTGAAGCGGTCACCGCCGAATCCATCGCACCCTTCACGCTGAAATCGGTCACAAACCCGATGAACGCGAAGGTTGCACCAGGATTTCCGGTGGTTCCAAAAGTGATGAGCCAGGACTTGAGCACCGGGCGGGTGGTGGCCGCGGTCACATCCAGTTGGCCCAGCACGGTCACCTGCTGCGCGTCATCGGGGTCAAGATTTACCTCTAGCGACACGGTGCCGCTATCGATCAGGCCCGCCGCGTAGGTGCGAAACTGGTTGCCCAGGTTCGACACATCGATGGTGTTCAGCTTGAGGCCATCAAGGTTCACCGAAAGGATTTCCCCAACCGCTGCGCTTGGCGCTGAATAAGCGCCGCTGGCAATTGGGCCAACCTTGAGCGTGGTTCCGAAACTCGTGAATGCGGCCATGTGCGTTTCCTCTCTGTGTTACCCGCCGGGGGTGGTGATGGTGGTGGGTGAAACCGATTGCGCGCGGTAGTAGGCATCTACTGAAACCACCGCGATATGGATTCCCGTTTCCGTGCCTTCTGCGCCCACATCATAAGTTGATGTGATGCCGTTTTCACGGATTTCTTGAATGGTTGTGCTGCTCGCCGTACCGGATGCACCATGCATTGCGCGGCGCACGGTCTCGCCCAGTTCGCGCGCGGCCTTTAGGCTGGTCGCTACGCATTCGATGTTCATTCCCATACGGCGCAGGCAATCGGTGCGGGGGAATGACGGGCTCACGGCCTCGTCAGTCTGCACCGTCAGCACGATGGCGGGCAGGGTTCCGGTGTCCTGGCGATAGGCGGAAGTGATCCGGGATTCCGGCACCAGCGTTGTAACCGCGGTGTTCTGAACCAAGCCCTGGCGGATGGCTGCGATGATTGTGCTACTCATTTCACCCCATTCCGCGCCGCGGCCTTGGCCGCTAGGCGCTCAAAGACTTCGGGCAACTTGCGGTTCAACTGGCTTTCGGCCGTGTACCGAAACCGCTTCAGGATCGAAAACGCACCGTTGAACCCGCGGTAGGAACGCTTCGAATGGCGGCCGGACTCCATAAGGAACATGCCGGGGCCCCACGCCTTCAAGCGCAGCAGGTAGCCCACGCCGCGCTTGAGCTTCGCCACCTTGAAGCCCCAACCATCCTTGCCATCGCGCACGAGGGCTTGGATGGCAAGGTTTCGGGTGAAGCCAACGGGCAATCCCTGCTTTCGATTCTTGTTCCACCAGCGGTGTTGCAATGCGCGTTGCAGGCTTTCGCCATCGTGCTTGCCGGTGAGGGAATCGAAGTACTGGAGCAACGCCATTTGCGTTGGCTCGCCCATCTCCTGCAACACCTTGAGGACGGTGTCATCCAATTCGCGGCCGGTCATCGCAAGGATGGTTTTCCGGAACTCCGGCATCCCTTCGACGATCAAGCGTTGGCGCGCGCTTGGCATTACTGGACGATCTCCGTAGCCATGCAATCAAGGAACTCGCGCCGCTCGCGCCAATCGGTAACCGTCACGATTTCCCAAACCCGGCGCGTCATCCCGCCCTCGGTCGATACGGTCTGCAACTGGCTGCGGTGGCTCACATTTGGATTCCATCTCAGGCGGATGCGGTGCGTCACCACCTGATCCAACTGCTTGTGGTTCATGCGCTCGCTGGGGGTTGCGTCGCTGATCTCGGCAAACAGGATGGTTCCCGTGCCCGCCGCGTTCACCGTGCGGATGGGCTGCCCGTAGGTATCCAGCGCGGTAGTGGCCCCCAGCAGCTCCAGCGCCACGCGCATGTTGCCGGGGTTCACCAGTAGCCCCCATCCTGATACTGCACGATCAACCGGCGCACGGTCATCGGGATTTCAACAGGTGCCGCAGCCATCGCCACGCTCGCGCGATTGTCGTACATGTGGCTGCATTGCAGAAGGCACGCGTGTACCAGGGCGCGGGGGATGTTCGCGGCCGCCGCACCATAGCCCGCGGTGAATGCCACAGACACATCAAGCGCCCCCTCACCAAGCGTGCTGGGCCACGATTGCGAACCCTTCAGGATCACGCGCCCAATGCCGTTGACGCTGAACGCGTTGTAGGCGCTCGCGGAAAACGTTTGGGTGGCCCCGGCTGCGTCGGTGTAGGTGATGCTAGAAACCGAAATGAATGGCGAACGGGGCAACACGATTTCGCCATCGGTGGGGAACGCTTCCAGCGAATAGGTGAACGAACGCGTGATCAGCGCCCGCCGCGTTTCGTTTTCGATCACCTGCGTGGCGGCTAGCACCATATCGCCCAAGGCCGTGTCATCTTGGGTATGGAAGATGCGCCCGAAAACTTTGAAATCGGCCACGCTGATGGCGGTGGTAACTGCGCCGGTATCGTTCAGGTTGGTTCTCATTCGGGTTCCGGCTCCTCTTGCGGCGGCACAAACACATCGTTTGCGCGGTCATACGCGTAGCCAGGGCCGGGATAGAAACCACGCAAACTGCCATCCCGCTTGCACTCAATAAATTCGCCATCAAGGTTGTCATGGACCCATTGCAGATTCGGCGCACAGACAACCTGCACAACCACACCTTCAACGATTTGCGCTGCGTATGTCATGCTGTGAATGTTCCGCTGGTTGTGAAGGTGTGATAGGTGTATGTCGCATCGGAGGTGACCGTTCCGCCCGATCCACGCTGAGATCCCGCGTAACGAATCACCACGATTCCATCTGCGCCAGTTCCACCGCTTCCGCCGGTTGTTCCGTCGTTGCCTGCACCACCGCCACCGCTGCCAGTATTGGCCGTGCCGGAAACGCCGTTGCGTGAACTAGCATTGGAATATCCGCCGCGACCGCCGCCACCACTTCCGCCTTGGGATTTCGATGCGCTTGTACCTACATTTCCGCCGCCACCGCCGCCAGCGTAGGTGGTTCCAAACACCGAAGTTCCCGCGCCGCCGTTGCCCTCGGTGCCGCTTGAGTTCCAATTTGAGCCAGCCGCAGACGAACCGCCGCCACCGCCGCCATACAGGAAACTCGACTGGCCCGAGTTGCCGCGGCCGCCGGAATTGCCTTCGCCTGATGTGCCAGCCGTAGCCGCAGCATCGCTGCCACCGCCGTTGCCGCCGCCGCTTCCGCCCGTTCCGCCAGCAGCCGCGTTTCGACCTCCATACCCACCGCCTGTTGATGTAGTACTGAATGCGGTTGAATTGCTGCCAGTTGAACCGTTGTTGTTTCCAGCCGCACCACCTGCACCACCTGCACCGATGGTGATGCTGTATGCCGTAGATGGTGTGAGTGTGGGTGAAACTTGCTTGAGACCGCCAGCACCACCGCCGCCGCCGCCGTAACCCGCCCCTGTAGTCCCGCCGCCGCCGCCGCCGCCAGCGACAATCAGCACATCCGCAGAGTAGGGGCTTGTCGAAGCGCCGCGCCGCAGCATGAACGGAACATAGGCGTTGCCCTTCATCGCTTGCCCTGGCCTTTCTGCTTTGGTGCCTCGCTGGGCGCAGCAGGAACCGCGTGGACGCGTTCCGCAATGCCTGCCACGCACCATTGCTGCGCGGTATCCGGATCGACCGTAGCCACCTCGCCCGGCCCCCAAACGCCGTTGGCGCTTGCCACCGCTTTCAGGATTTGAATTTGAACCATGCTCATGGTGAGGAAATCCGGCAAGGGCCTTTCGGCCCCCGCCGGTGTGGGTTGCAGTTTCAGTATCAGGCCGAAGTAACCAAGCCCTTAAACGCCAGCGCGGGGAGCGAGAGCTGGCAATCCATACGCATGTTTGCGATGTAGCCAGTCTCATTCGTATCCGCGTAACGCTCGCGCAGCACCTTCAGTTCGTAGTTGCCCGTGGTGCCGAAGTAGCAGTAGTCCCATGCACCGATGATTCCGATCTTCGTGGCGGTGGTGCCGCTCGACGGAAGCGCCGAAATGG